CTGATGCTGAGTCGTTAAAAATTAAACAACCATTAGCTGTAAAAGAAGCTGATGTAAAAGATATATCTGCAAAATCACAACACGCTGTATCAGTTGATAATGCAGGAGTTACACTCGTGAGTGCTTTTCCCTTTGCAGTATAAGCAGATCCTGATGTATTAGATATTTCGTTTGATGTTGTATAAGCTGTAGTTGATTTATTTAAAGTAGCTGAACTTGTATATAAAGCTAAGTTAAAAGTGTTTCCAGACGATGCTGTAAAATTATGTATACCTTGTAAAACTTCTTGTTTAAAACTGTTACATACTGCCGATGTTATTGCCATAATATTTATCTCCTAATTACTGAGGCGGTGACTCGATTGGTATACGTATTGTTCCATCCGTGTAATCGTCTCGTCTTCTTCTTCCAATTTGCATTGCTGCAAACTTTTGTAGTTCAGTTTTATACTTACTCTCATATAATGTCAACATATCAGTTGGACCTTTTAAAAATCCATATGCTTCTACTAAGCATGCATATAATAGACCTTGAGGAAAGTATAAACTAATATAATTGGTCTGATTACTAGACTCTAAAGTATCAGGCATTTTATTATAATATATTCTAAATATGTAATTAACGTCTGGAGTAGGTGCTAAATAGATTGATCCTGATGTAGTATCCGATAATCCTGTTGCTCCTCCAAACATAGCATAATATTTAGGTTTTCCAGTAACGTCTGCTCCTGAAGTAGTAGATCCTTCTGGACCTGTTAGTCTTCCTACAAATTCACTTAAAAAAGTTTGATCACGTTTTTCTAACCACGTACCTTGTTCGGTAGAGTTAGTTGCATTAAATACTTCTACACCTCTTACAAATAAAGTTCCTGCAGGAACTCTAATAGTATTTACGTCTGCTGCCATTGTGCCTTGCTCTACGAATCTATCTGAATCCATAGGTAAATCCATCATAATTCTTTGTTGAGCATTTAAAATAAAACTTTCTAAAACATCAGTTGTAAAAACGTTAGCATCTACCTCTGTGTAGTTTCTAATTTGTGTGACTAATGTATTGTAACTAATTCCTGACATAATTAAGCTCTATCATTTACGGGTCCAATTGTACACTGAAAACCGCCTCCTGTTTCTGCACTAGTAGCGTTAGATACTAAAGGCACTGTTAAAGAATTATATATTATTTTTGTAGATGGTTGCGATCCTGTATCAAAAGTAGTTCCTACAGCTGTTGCTAAATAAGATCCAAAAACTTTAGCTCCAGATAAATGAGAACCAGCTGTTGTATTAGCAAAAGTTTTACCTTTGTATGGGGCAGAAGTTCCACGTGTACAGCCTGTTAATGTATTTGTGCTTCTTCCTGTATATTCAATTGTTTCATTTTCATATTTACCTGTTTCACTATTTACTTTTTCTATAACAATAAAACCTGCTGTTGGAAACTCAGACCCATCCGTTAAAACTATAGATGTAGCAGTGTCACTTATATTTCCATTTAATGTTGTAGATAATTCTAAAGTTGTAACTGCAACACCTCCAACCGGTTGTTTAACAGCTTGAAATCTTACATGTGTTGTGCCTTCGTTTAATTTATTATCTGGAAAAGAAATACTTAAAACTTTAGATGCTGCTGTTGTTGTAAATGGATTGTTAGGTAAAATATCTTGTACAGGAAACTCAACTCTAGCCGGTCTTGCATTCATTAAACCTTGTGGGTCCGCACCTACAGGATGTGGTTCTAATTGTGGTTGTTTAGCTTCAAATTCAGAAATATGTACAAACGCACCAGTCCACTCTTTTACCATTTCTCTATATGGAAAAGCTGCACCTGATCTATCAGATATTGCTAATGCTCTACTACCTTTTGCGAATCTAGCCATTATACATTTGGATAGTATGTCTTCGGAGTAATAAATGTGCTAGCTGGAGAACCATCTTCAGATAGTGCTCTTGCTAATTCATCCTCGTACAACAACTTCATCTCCTGTGTTCGTTGTGGTGAAAACTTCATAGATAAGTAATAAGATAATCCTGAAATCATACATGGTACAAATCTAAAAGGTGTATCACTTGCGTTACTATAAGCTCCTACATCTTGAATTCGTCTTACATAATAAACATTTAAAAAATTTGATGCAGCAGTTGAGTTAGGTAAAGGATAAATAGTTAGTGTAACTTTATCTACAAATCTTTGTACCCAAAACTGTGAAGGTGTTCCATTAGATGCTTTGTTTGCTGTTGCAGCATAAGCATCTCTTGCAACTTTAGTTAAACCTGTGTCTGATTGATTTGTTGTATTATAGTTTTGTCTATAAGATACATTTAAAATATCGGATATACCAAAAACGTTTGTTGTTGGAACTGTTGTTGCTTGTGGTGAAGCAGCAGCTGCTGCTGCGCTATCTACAGAATTTCTATAAAAAGTGTAAATACCAGCACCTTCATCAGTAGCATCAACATTAGTTGTTGCACCTGCTACTAAATTAATATTAGTATTTCCTACTTCCCAAAAATGTATTCCTCTATTACCCCATTCTTGAAAAAGAATGTTTAAAGATCTTCTTGCAGTTTTTAATTGATGACCAGCTGTACCTACTAAACCTAAACGCTCGTATGCGTCTGCAATAATTTCATCAATTGAAAAGTCTTGATCAAAACTGTAAGACTGTGAAGTAGTATTAGCCATTGCTACCTACCCGTCAA